ATAAAAAAATACAATGAAATTAAAAAATCTTACTCTGGTGGCATGAATTCATTTATATACAAGGCGGTTCGCCAAGAAGGTGTTGTAAAACTTTTGATTCCACCATATGACTCAACTAGATCATTTGGACAAAACTACCCTGGTCTCATTAAGGAGTAGGAACTATGCAGAATCCAAACTTTACAGCCAGAAATAAGGCTGTTTCCGTACCTTTTCAAGGCGGGATTCATTATGGGATAGTTAGGCGCGTTGTTGATACGCAGGTATATGTTGAACTTCGTGCCGTTGCGCCAGGTTACGCTTTTGGTCCCTGTGTTGTCTCTGGGGCTGGAATCATACCGTCAGTAAATGACACCGTTATCTGTGCATTTTTGAATAATTCTAAATCCGAGTTAGTTGTTATCGGTAAGATTACATTGAATACTTTTACTTCAATTCACGGTGGTTCTGCCTAATGACTAAAAAGATGGCAAAATAGTCATATGGATACTTTTCGTTTTCCAATTCAATTTTATAATGGATCTGTCAAAAAATTGACAGATCTTACAGATGACTATTACGCTCAATTGCTCGCTTTATCAATCCAGATTATCCCTGGTGAATTGCCATTAACTCCAACATACGGAATTGAAGACCCTACATTTCAAGCCGCATTAACGCGAGATTTGGCGTTTACCGCTGGAGCGTTCATTCCAGAAATTATGATTGATAATGTTCAAATATCAGAAACCGAATCAGGCGTAGTTGAAATCGGTTTAGGCTTCAGGCAGAGGAATACATAATGGCATCACCAGATTTTAGTGAATACATTGACCTTACGGTTAATGACTTACAGCCATCAGACATATATTCCCTCGCCCGCGAATATGCTCTTATTGCGCTTCCAGAGTTTAATCCACGATCTGGAACAGTGGAAGATGCCATGCTCCAAGCGATGTCTTATGTTTCAGGCGTTGTTACGGGGGCAATCAATAGGCTTCCAAATAGCCTAATTGAAGGAATGCTTCGTGTTATGGGCTTTTATCGCCTTGAGTCAACATTTGCTTCAGGTGCTGTTATTTTCTCTGCAATTGATAATTCAGGATTGACAATTCCCGCTGGTACTCAAGTCGGGTATACAGAAATTACTGACGATCAGTCAATTCTCCATATCTTTGAAACCACAGCATCAGTCACTATTGATGCTGGTGATACGCAGTCTGCTTCAACGCAAATTAAGGCAATTACCTCGGGTGTGAAGCCAGTTATTGCTGATGGCACAATTTTAACAATTTTGAGTCCTATTGTCAAATTAATTGATGCAGAATTTAATGGAAATTTGACCCAAGGCAAAGCAACCGAAACAGATGCTGAATTCTTCTCCCGTGCACGAACATACCTTGGAAGTCTTAGTCGTTCATTGGCGACAGCATCTCAGACAACAGATTATATTTTGACAAATTATTCTGATACTTATCGTGTTGCTACATACGACTTAACTCGGGTAATTAAATTAGAAGCAGACTCGCTTGGTAAGGTTGTTGGCGTAGGTACACTCCGTTCAAGTTTTACTAATACTGGAACTGGCTACCATGCCATTTCATACGGAACTACTGGTAGGAGTATTTATACACTCCCTACCGCGTCTCTCCCCAATATGAGCAGTGCTTCCACTATTAGAATTTCAAATACAAACATTGCGTCCTATGAGGGAATCTGGGCAGTATCCAACGACCCAGGTACTAGTGGCACAGTTACTGCCGATGCCGTTTATTCTGGGGTTGCTACAACAATTCTAACTACTCCAACTTATTCTCCAGAAGTTGAAATTCTTGACACCCTTGCATTTAGTAGTTCTAACCAAATTGGCGCTGTTACAGTATTTTTATCTGACTCAACTGGCGCTAGTTTGACCGCGGAAGAAAAGGGTGTAGTCGCTGATGATATTAGGTCTCGTTGCGTTGGCGGATTAACGGTATATGTTACTGATGTAATCTTGGCTTACATTTCAGTATCTATTTCAATTGCAGTAATAGAAGGATATTCATCTCTTGATGTACGGACTGCGGTTGATGCTTTTGTTACAAACTATTTATCACCACTAGAATACCCATTTACAACAGAAATTCGTAAAAATCAATTAATTGCAGATGTTGCAAATGTTGATGGCGTTGACTATGTTGACTCATTTACAATGACCGTTAATGCAAATAGTACAGAACTAGCATCTATTGATGGATCTGGTAATGCTGTTTTTGTTTATAAAGGAACTTTACCAGTATCTTCAGTAACGGTAAGTAGTATTTAATATGGCTACAAGTTTAGAGGCTATTGAAAACCTAAGTGCTAACTGTACAAACTTTTTGAGTGTAGAAGATTGTTATTTTGACACAAGCGTCGGCTCATGGACAACTATCGGTGGTTCGTCAAGTGTTGATTTTTCTTTTAGATTTTTTGACCAGTATCACACGCTAAAAACTGTCCCTTCTTCACTCAATGTTGTCACATTAACGAGAAGTAATGTATCTTTACCGTCAGTATACAGTAATGACTATGTGACATTTTACGGTCACATTTACTGTGAATCTAAAGTTACAGTAGTTGTTACAATCACCTCATCGTATGGTGAAAGTCAATCTATTACTACAATTTTAAATGCTTTGACATGGGGAGTTATTCGCGGTCCAGAAGTTAAAGTACAACCAACAGAAGGTACAACTAAATTTACAGTAAAAATAGAAATTACTAATCATAATCAGGCTGCTATTTATTTAGGGCATCCAGTATTAACAAACATCTACGCAATAAGAAATAATCTTTTTTTACGAATGTGCATGCAAAGAATGCCAGCATTTTTTATAGAAAAAGACTCTGAACAAACTTTCCCTAATTTCCCGTTAATGAGGATTATGGATATTGGTCTTGCCTATGCAGGAAAAGGGGTAGACCAATTAGATTCTTTCCCATATTTAGACATAGCCTCTGGATATGACCCCGATGATGACTCTACTAAAAGTTATCTTGTTGAGCCTCAAGTAGCCTCAGATCACTTTTTGCCATGGCTTGCTCAAATTGTTGGAGTTAAATTAAGTCAAACAACTGGAGGAACTACTCCTTGGGGGAACTTTCCCCAGACATGGACAACATTTATCAATGCGATAGATGACGCTGGAGACAACGACGACACCACCATCTGGCAGGAAATTGAACTATACAACCCCGTAGATAGTAACTATGTTCAGGGACGACGGAATCAGATTACTACTGCAAGAACAGGGCATAATGCTGGTACTAGAGATGCAATTATTGCTTCAGTACAAACTGTACTTAGCGCATCCAAGACAGTAAATATACTATTAGACCCAATTGCCTCCCCATGGGTCATAACTATTCAAACCCTTGATTCCGAAACTCCAACTGGCTTAGGTTCAGACGCATCAGTTTTGGGTGCTGCCGAATTATCGCGACCAATGGGTTACACATATGTCCATACGGTAGTATCAACATATGAATCGCCAAACATATACGACGATGCAGATGGCACTTATAATGATACACTTCTATAAAATAATATTTTAAAACAGCATGGATAAAAGGACTAGATAATGGCTAGCACATTCCCCACATCTTTAGATACTTTCACGAATCCAACGGCTTCAAGCCTATTGACTTCACCGTCTCATTCATTGTCTCACTCTGACCTAAACGACGCAGTTGAGGCACTTGAGGCGAAAGTAAGAATCGGCAATACGGTGATCGGTAATTACCTTTCGTTCACGCCAACCTTCCCGTCAGGTCTGACACTTGGTGACGGAGTAGTGACTGCCGAGTATTGTCGTGTCAACGATTTTGTGCATTATTGGGGGCGTGTCGTATGGGGACCAGGAACATCAATCAACACTTCAGGTTTACAAGTTACTTTGCCCGTTGGGTGCGACGCGTCCTTTTCAAGCACTAGTGGAACATATAGCGGTTTTGTTAATATGCGCGATGTGAGTGCCTCAGTCAATTATGTCGGGTTGATTCGCAACATTGAGGGCTTTTCAGGTATAGCGTCGTTAGCCTCTCAATCATTGACAGGTAGTTATCTTTCAGCATCGCCAATCACAAATTCAATTCCATTTACATGGGCAAGTACCGACATCATTTTTTGGTCAATGTATTATCAGGCGGCATGAACATGAACCTATTAGCACCCCACGAAACTGAAGCACCCGACGAATGGTTGATAGAACGAATGAGGCTACGCCGTGACGCACTTTTGGTTACCTCCGACTGGGCGATGATTCCAGACACCCCAACTAATAAGACTGCTTGGGGTAATTATCGTCAAGCCTTGCGAGACTTCCCCGAAACATGGACACCAGCCTACACTGTTGAATTCCCAGACATGCCTTAACTTAGTCACAGTAAATGATATTTGTGGTGGGATATGTGGCATGAGGCATCATAAGTCTTGAGTCTCATTTGACTGCTAAAATATATAAATGGGAAATCCTTACGATGATAAAGATCTACAGGGTCTAATATCTGAGGCATTCCCAGAGCAAATGATCACAAACTGGATCATTATTGCCGAAGTGCTTGATAATGATTCTCGCGACCTTCACCTTGGCACATCCGATGGGATGACTACTTGGCTTGGGGCGGGGATGCTTGATTGCGCCAAGGAAATTATGATGACTAGGGAATTAGATGCATCATTCTTTTATAGCGATAATGATGACCTAGACGAAGATTCTGACGAAGATTAGGGTCCTCCCGACAAGGAGAGCAACGGAGCGGTACCCTCCTGACCGCTCCGTTTGCTTATATGCTATAAAACTGTCGCATTTAGGGCTAGAATTAGTTGTAGCCATTGTTTTGGAGGTTTAGTGTGCTTGCTGGCAATTATAACTTTACAATTGACCAGGGCGCTCATTTTGAGCGTGTTGTAACCATAACTAACTCTGATGATTCAATATATGATTTGACGGGTTTTACCGCTCGTATGCAAATTAGAACAGAAATTGACTCTAGTACTGTCGTCAGATCGTTAACTACTGAAAATGGTGGAATTACACTTGGTGGTGTTGCGGGAACAATTACTCTGGTTATCCTTGCCGCAAATACCGCTGTCATGACCTCGGATGGCGTATATGACATTGAAATCATTGACGCGCAAGGCAGGGTATTCCGTATACTAAAAGGTAAAATAAAACTTGAATTAGAGGTCACTAGATGACCGATGTCAATGTCTCAGTAGTCCAAGAAGTAACAAAATTAAATATTGAAAATGCCCCAGATCAATTACGCAACCTTGTTTCTGTAAATGAAGAAACTACCAATGTTCTTGTTTCGCTAGTTGGTATTTCGGGGTCAAAAGGTCTTGGAATTCTAACTGGGACCACAAACCCAACCTCCAACATTGGCAGAGTTGGTGAAATATATGTAAATACTACAAATAGTTCATTATGGGGACCAAAAACTGAGTCAGGATGGCCTGCATCCCCATTTTTCGTCCCTGGTGCAACGACTCGTCATGTCCACACTCAGGCATCAGCGTCCTCCACATGGACCATTAATCACATTCTAGGTGGGTATCCAAGCGTAACTGTAGTTGATACTGCATCTACAACCGTTATCGGGGAAGTATCATATATAAGTACATCTCAGGTGCGGATATCATTTACTGCGCCTTTTTCGGGCTATGCGTATTTGACCTAAAGGATAAATTCAATGGCAACAAAATTTCTTACAAATTTAGATCTGAATAACAATCAGATTCTAAATGGTACATTTGAAAAACTTGGCGCTGATCCTAGTACAAACCTATTTGAAGGTCGTATGTTTTTTCATACGGGCGACGATGCTGTAAAGTATTACACTGGTACGGCTTGGGAAACGCTCATCAACGGCGTTACATCTGCTGGAACCTACGCTAGCGCCCTGACCGTTGGTGAAACTAATGCTGGAGAAATCACCCTTACTCTCAACCTTGCTGACGGGTCAAATGCTGGTCTTTTAACAAGTGCTTTCTATACTCTGCTTAATAACTCCACGGCATCTAGTACTGGTAGCACGCTTGCTAAGCGTGATGCTGATGGTCGGCTACAAGTTGCCGCTCCATCAAATGATCTTGATGCAGCCAACAAGGCATATGTAGATGCCACCCGTTCGGGTCTTGATGTCAAGGAGTCTGTGAGGGTCGCCACAACTGCCTCGGTTCTTCTTGCCTCTGCTTTGGAGAATGGCGATGTTATTGACGGGGTAACACTTGCTACTGGCAACCGTGTTCTTGTAAAAAACCAAGATACCGCTTCGGAAAACGGTATTTATGTAGTTCAGGCAACTGGTGCCGCTGTGCGAGCAACTGATGCTGACACTTCGGCAGAAGTTACATCGGGAATGTTCACCTTTGTCTCTGAAGGTACCATAAATGCTGACTCTGGCTGGGTTCTGTCAACAAATGACACGATCACACTTGGAACAACAGGATTAACTTTTGTTCAGTTCTCTGGCGCTGGTCAGATCACTGCTGGCGCTGGTCTTACCAAGAGCGGTAATACTCTTGATGTTGGCGGCACAACAGACCGCATTACAGTTAATGCTGACTCCGTAGACATTGCTTCTACATATGCTGGTCAGTCAACCATCACGACCCTTGGAACTATTACTACAGGCACATGGAACGCTACTGATATTTCCGTTGCTGCTGGTGGTACTAACTCTAGTACTGCTAGTGGCGCACGAACCAACCTTGCAGGAGATATCACTGGTGGCACTACCAACACCCCTGCGTTGGCTCGCGTTGCGTCGCAGACAGTTACGGGTGTTGCAACAAGTTTTGATATTGACCACAACTTCAATACGCGCGATGTCACCGTCCAAGTTTATGACATCACATCATATGACACGGTTTTTGCAGATATTGTTCGGTCAACTGTAAATAGAGTTATAGTTACTTTTAGTGTTGCGCCCGGTGCTTCTTCCTACAGAATCGTAGTAACGGGTTAAATCATAGACCTTGCGGGGTCACTTATTTTGAGTTGAGGCTCAATGGCAAACAAGTTTTTCGCGGCTATCCGCGCACGATTTTTTAATACAGCAGCAGACACCGCCTTAGATGTTGGCGTTAGTGGTGATGCTAATCCTCGTCTGAGTATTGATGCGGGTGGAAAGATTTCGTGGGGTGATGGAACTAATGCTGTTGATACTAACATTTATCGCGATTCTGCCAGTGTCCTTAAAACTGATGACACTCTAAAGGTTCCTGTACTTTTTATTGATGGCATTGAAGTAGATACGACTGGTGCTACTACAGATCAAGTTCTTAAGTACAATGGCACAAAGTTTCTCCCAGCAACGGGCAGTAGTGTTGGTGCCTTAAATGACCTTTCAGATGTTGTTATTACAACACCCTTAGAGTTTCAAACTCTTGAGTACAACGGTACTAACTGGGTTAACGCAAATTCTCCAAGCAGCGTATATGTAAGAAATGCTGAAGCAACAACTATTACAACTGGTACTTGTGTCTATTTGTTTGGCGCAACAGGTGATCATGCCACTGTTAAACGAGCAGATAACAATAGCGATACCACTTCATCCAAAACTGTTGGTGTTGTTAGTGCAAATATTTTAGCAAGCGAAAATGGTGTAGTTGTAACACAGGGATATGTAGATGGTATTGATCTATCGGTTGGGTATACCGCTGGAGATGTTTTATGGTTGGGCGAGGCTGGCGCATTTACGAAAACTAAACCCACAGCACCAGACCACTTGGTATTCATTGGTGTAGTAGTTCGTGCCACTAATAACGGCATTATCTATGTTGCTACCCAAAATGGATATGAACTAGATGAACTTCATAATGTGAGTTTGCCCTCACCTGCTTCTGGAGAGTTCCTAAAGTACAACGGTTCATTGTGGGTAGCAGATGCTATTGACCTCGGTACAGATACCACAGGTAACTATATGTCTGGTATTTCGGGTACTAGTCCCGTGTCTGTTTCCCATACTCCCTCTGAAGGTTCTTCGGCAACGGTTTCTTTATCAAGTGGATATGGTGACACACAAAACCCATATGGGTCAAAGACTGCTAATTATGTCTTAGCGTCCCCTGATGGTTCTAGTGGTGCCCCATCGTTCAGAGCATTAACTGCTACTGATATCCCATATCCAGGTTCTGCTAACCAGATTATTTATAAAAATAGTTCTAATGTCGCAACAGGTAGTTCTGGGCTTCAATACGACGGTACAAGCATAAAAGTAAATGGAAACCTTGAATCTGTATACAGCAATGGTGACGAGGGTGGGGAGATATTCCTCAGCAAAGCGTCAACAAACACAACAATTGTAACTGGCGTAACCATTGATGTTAACCAAAATAGGTTGCGTTTTTATGAAAATGGGGGAACTAACAGAGGTTTCTACATTGACATAACTGGTGGAGCGGCGGCAGCCACAACAAACCTTGTGGGTGGTGGAGGAGCGACAACCCTAGATGGTCTTACTGATGTAACCGCCCCATCCCCATCGTCTGGAGACTTCCTTAAATGGAATGGCACAGCATGGGTTAATGACGCTATTGACCTTGGTACAGATACGACAGGTAACTACATGTCGGGCATTTCTGGAACAAGTCCTGTATCTGTGGCGCATACTGCTGGCGAGGGTTCATCGGCTACCGTTTCTTTGGCGGCTAGTTATGGAGATACACAAAACCCATACGCTTCTAAGACTGCCAACTATGTCTTAGCGGCACCTAACGGGTCTGCTGGAGTTCCTACATTTAGAGCAATTGTTGCTGCTGATATTCCTACGCTCAACCAAAACACTACGGGTACTGCGGCAACTGTTACTGGTGCGGCTCAAACAGCAATTACTTCTGTAGGTACTTTGACTGGGTTGACAGTTTCTAACGCTACGACAGCAGCAACCTTTAGTGGTAGCACTACTAATAGTGCTAACCCAGTAGTGACGCTTAATGGTGTTTCAGGTTCAGGGTCGCTAAACCTGTTTAACGATATGGGTGCTGGTTCCTACAACGGCATAGTTACCGCTGGGTCAAAAGGAATTATTGCGTCTGGAGCAAACTCAACTACATCAAGAGGATCGTTTGTCATTGCACCCTGGTCGGATACTGCTTATGGTATTCGTCTTTCGGGTGGGTCTACTACCGATATTTTGGTACGAGGTACAACCACTTTTACTCCAAGCATTGCTGCCAATAAAGCATTGATTGTTCAAGGTGTAGCATCACAAGCGGGCGATTTCTTTGATGTTCAGGAATCTGGTGGAGCATCACGGTTCAAAGTTGACTCGTCAGGAAACTTGTTTGTTGCTTCAAATATTACTACAGGTGATGCTAAAACTAAAGTTGGTTTTGGTAGAACTGGAAATGGTTATTCCTATATTGATTTAATTGGTGACGCTACTTATACCGATTATGGGTTGAGGCTTTTGCGTGGCAACACTGGTGCAAACGCAGCCAGTGAGTTACTTCATCGTGGTACTGGTGCTCTTAGCATTATTACCCAAGAAGTAGCCCCAATGATTTTCAGCACTAGCAATACTGAGCGTATGCGTATCAATAGTGCTGGAAATGTCGGCATTGGAACTGCATCACCAGCAACAGCCCTTCAAGTTGTCGGCACAGTTACTGCTACGGCTTTTGCTGGTCCATTGACAGGTAATGTG